TGAGCAAAAAATCGCCGACTTTGTCGTTCACATCCTTGAATATATCCGCCAGCTTGTCCTGCTCAACCCCCACGGCTTTTGCACCGGCAGCATATTTCTGGAACTCGGTGGAACTCGCGCCGGACACCTGTGCAAACCGAGTAATCTCGGCCCCAGCTTTGACGGACGTCACTGTCAGCGCTGCCAGAGCTGCAACGCCAGCCGCGACGCCGGCGCCGATGCCAATCCCGATTTTCTCCGCCGATTTCTGGATCTCGGCCATACGCTTTTGAGATTCGCGACTGGCTTTATCGAGCGGACCTGTAAAACCTCCGATCTTGGCGATCAGGTCCAGCGTTAACGTACCAAGCGATCGGGAAGCCATAAAAACTCCAGGCGTAAAAAAACCCGCCTAAGCGAGTCATATTGCAGGATGTGCTCAGCAAGAGACGTGGTTATGCCCACGACTCCATTGCCTGTTCGAGCGTCAGCGGCTGCTCCGAATCATGCGGCATGAAATCGTAAATCTTGAACCCGCCCTTCTGGCTTTTCGAGTTGGCATAGAGCGTCGCGAGCATTGCTGTGCCGCGCTCTATGCGCATCCCCCAGTTGAGCGACCCACGCTTGGCTCGGTACTTCTGCCACTGCCGGAACTCCGGATAACTCAGGCGAGCTTGTGCTTCCGCGATTGAGCAGCCGAACGTGATCGCGATTTCGTGCCAGAGCTCGTCGAGGTCGCTGAGCTCATCGGCTTTCCCATGCCGGTAACCTCAGAGATCACTGACAGAAGCGACACGGTCAAGTTGCCATCCAAGGCGCCTCGCTCCGGATCAGCGGCGCCAGTAATGTCGTCGACAGTGAACACCGGTGCGCCGCTTTCATCACAAATGCACGCTGCAATGCGCCCTGCGATGCCGTCACGCTTGCCGCCGGCCGCCAGCACATCGCTGACCGCCGACAAGTAACCAAGCGGGCGGACGAACACGGTAGCAGTGAGCTCGGCATCGCCCTGCTTCCAGGTGATTTGCTTTTCTACCGGAGCGCCGGTGAAGGCGCCCGCTTCTTTCAGGCTGTTGATACTCAGCTGCATGATTGACCCTTACGGAGTTGTTGTCTTACGAATCCAGGCAGAACCGCCCGAACGCTGAATGGTGGCCACTGTGGTGACCACAGCATTGGCGGCGAAGTCGAACGGGAAGTCCGAAACATAACCCTCGTAAACGAACCAGGTGCGAGTAGTCGGCAGCTCGAAGTCGTCGCCGGCGGTATTCAGGGTCGGAGCGATGCCGATGCCATCGGACCAGCCAACAGCCCACGAAACGCTCTCAACGGTGTCGTCTTCGGAGAGGGCGTGCAGGCGAATGTGCGAGGCGTTTCGCGAATCGGCGTTGAGGGTAATGGAAGCCTGGCCAGGAGTGCGAAGACCACGCAGATAGCGCCGTACCTTATCGCTCAGACAAGTGACTTCGATCTGGTCGGCAGGGTTGCCGCCCGGGTTGAATGCCGTAGCGCACTCGATCTCGATGATTTCGAGATCGGAGGGGTCAGCGGCGGTCGGCACCAGAGCATAAATCTGTGTGCCTTGGGTGAGCATCGACATGGCTTTCTCCAAATGTCGGACATAAAAAAACCCGCACATGGCGGGCCGGGTTCAGGGATTGGCTATCTGGGTACAAGCCAGTCGACATCGAAGCTCGACCGGTAAAGTTTTGTCGCGGTGTCCTTGCTCTCGCCCCCCCAGCTGACAACGTTGGCCTTTAGCTCAATGGCATGGGCTATTGCGTCGGTGACCGCTCTGGCAGAAGTGGCAGTGACCGCGTACACGTCAACCTGCAGCGTGAAACCGTCCAAATCCGGGCGGCCTGCTAAGTAATTTTCCGGGCTGCCGGTGACCAACTGCCAAACGGCATATGGTTTGGTCACGCCTTCCGGCGCCTCACCGAATGGATACAGCCGGTGTGGCGTTACCCCGAGCAAAGCGCGAACGCCGACATCAGCCGCGCATACGGCGAAAATTGGTGCTGCTGGCATCACCTGCTCCCCGACGCCTTGGCCGCGCGCTTGATCGCACGATCAATGGCTTTCTCGTATTCCGTTATGAATGTGTTTGTCGCTTCGCTGATGTTGTCTGCCAGAGCTTTCCGCGCGAAGGGTTGTGCACGCATGTTTTCCGTACCAAATTCAATCAAGCGCCAGTGGGGTGTCGGCGAGTGGGCCGATGTGTCACCACCGTTTTTCAGCACGGCGCCGTGCAGAACGCCAACCCTGAAACCGAGGTCGCCGGTTGACTTGAACAGCCGGCCATTCCATCGCAACGCGACGTTGTCCGCGATAGAGCGTCCCGTTTCAGGATCATCGATGTTCTGGGCCCCCTCTTTCATCTTGCCGGCAATCAGCTGTGCTGCCTTGCGCAGAGCTGACCTGCCGCCCTTGCGCTTCACGTCGTAGCTGATGGCTTCGAATTTTCCAAGAAGTGAGTCCAGGCCAGTGATGCTGAACTCGACTTCATTACCCATCATTCAACCCCTTCGCCACCAGTATGGTCAGGTACTCAAGGCCCGAGACAGGATCCGGCATTGGCGGCCCCTGAATGTTGTAGACGTCGCCACGGTGAAGAATGCGCATCGCGGGCAGCACGCCAGCGCGGTAGCGGATCACCATGCGGCCGGAGGCTTCGGACTGGCCCGCCTGCGCTGCGATCAAATCGCGAGCGCTGAGCGGCTCAACCGAGGCCGCTACCTTCTCCCAAAGGTTTTCCCATCCTGGCAACATCTCGCCCGTTTCTGGATCCTGGGTCAGACCCGGCACCTGGAAGGTAATGCGATGCCGCAGTGCGCCGGCTCTCACGGGGTCACCACTGGATCTGGCGGTCCTGACCAATTGCGAGACGACCAGAGCAGAGACTCCACCGCCATCGGCACTTCAGCTGTAATCGTACCGATCACGACCGCCTCCCGATTTGCGTATGAATGCCCAATGAGTAGCAGTAGCGCGGCCTTAAAGCTGGCCGGAAAGTCATCGACCTCAAGTAGCTTGGGGTTGTCACAAAACCAGAGTGCCCAGGCCAGCGCTGACTCGGCGTACAGGGCTATGAGGTCATCTTCGTCCTCGTAGTCCAGGCGCAAGTGCTTTCGAATCAGCTCGATGGGGAGCAGATCAGCAGCGGCTGCGGTCATTTTTTGGTGGCCTTTTCCTTCGCCTTGGCTTCTGCTTCGGCGTTCGCCTTGGCTTCTGCGTCATCTTCGACGTATTCGGCCAGCTTCATACCTACCAGCGCTTCGGCGATATCGTCGGCAACCGGTCGAACCTCATGCTGATCGAAAGTGCCGCCGTTGAAGTGAGAGAACTGTTGCAGAGCGCGAATCTTTTTCATCATTCAAACAGGAGCGGTTGCCCGCCCCTGCCTCGCTGGCGATCAAGCTGCAGGTGCAAAGGCACCCTTGATGATCGCGGTTGGACGGTAGTGCGCCAGCGCCAAACGCTCTTCGCACAGGATGGTCAGCATGTTTTTCACGAAGTTGTCGCGGTCTTCGCGGCTAACTTCCACAGTAGCGTCCATGCGATCCCAGACCTGGGAGGCCAGATCGAAACCGCCAACGGTGAAGGTGCCCAGCGCCTGAGCCTTGGTGGCCACAACTGGCAGGCCCCACATGACCTTGGCAGCAAACGCAGCTGGCCCGCCGAAGATGTAGCGCCCCTCGGCATCTTTCAGCAGCGCGATCGCGTGCCAGTCACGAGGGTTCAAGATGATGCCGGAGGCTTCAAACTCGGATTCGCTGGTCTGGAAGATTGCGTGGGCAATCTGGTCGGCCCGAGTGTCGCCGGTTGCGTTGAGGGCAGCGTCATACACCGTTGCCACCTGATTCAAACCGGTCAGGTTGTCACCGGTGCCATCACCGTTCAGCAGTTGGGTTTCTTCCACCAACGCCAGGCCGAACAGCAAACGGTTGTTGACGTAGGATTCCAGCATCGGCGCATCGTCCATCACCTGGCGGGAGGCCTGAATCCAGTGGGCGATAGTCTTCACGTTCGCGGTTTGCTTGGTGAAGGTCAGGTTGGATTCGGGCTTGAGGGTGCCCTCGGCCACCGGTGCAGCGCTGTTGGTAAACACGTTCTCGCGCACATACTCGAGCGAGTTAGAGCTGATACGCCCTTGCGCAAGCAGGTCTCGGATGGTCAGCCGGCGAAGGCCCGGCATGAGAATGCCAGGGTTCATTTGAGCCTGGATCAGCGAACCTGCAGAGCCCGCGGTGCTGCCCAATACCTTGTCGAAGCTTTTGACATCGACTTTGCCCGAGGACTTACCGTCCCAAGACTTTTGCAGATCCAGGGCGGTCTGCTCGGCGAAGCTTTTCTTGTTTTCAGGATTGTCCAGATTGCCACCGGAAAGCTTCTGTTCCAGATCGAACAGTCGAGTGCCGGCGGTTTTCAGTTCGTCCTGCACGGTGGTCAGCTCGCCTTGCAGCTTTTTGCTGACCTCACCGGTGTCGGTGATTTCTTTTTTCTGCGCATCGAACAGCTCTTGCATACGAGTCTGCGCGGTCTCGATGGCTTTTTGAATTTGTGCCAAGTCCATTATTTCTGCTCCAGCGATGGGAATGTTTTCAAGCGCTCCAGGAGCGCGGCGATTTCTGATTGGTCGCCGCCTTCGGAATCGCTCCGAACCGCGGACTTGATGCGGGCGATGAACGCCTGCGCTTCGGACTTGGAGAGACCGGCTGAATCTCTCAACCAGTTCTCCGCATCGCGGATGCTTTCGATGTTGTCCATACTTTTCAGGGTGGACACCGTTGCCAGCTCATTCGCTGGGAATGTGCAGATGCTGATTTCGTTGAGGCGGGAGACGCTTTTGAACGAGTAGCCCGTGTCAATCGGGGATACATCGCCTTTCGCGGCACTGAAGCCGACCGACATACCGCCCACCGTGCCGTGGATCATGGCGGCCTTCAGGGCATCGGATTGAGGGTTTCCGGGGGTCAGTTCTCCCCGGACGTGCAGGCCAGTGCTGTCCTCGGCAAGGTCGAGCCATTTGCCTACGGGGATTTCGTTGCGACGATGGTTGAAGAACATCGCCACCGTACGGGACTGAGTCTTCAGAGCTTGGGCAAAGGCACCTGGCTCGATGATGTCGCCGTCGCCATCGATGACACTGAACACGCTCGCGTAGCCTTCGAAAATGCCCTGGGCACCATCTTTAGCGAACTTGATCGAGGCCTGATCGAAGGCCAGCGTTTTGCAAATACTCGGCATTTCAGCCTCCAGAAAAACTAAACCCCGCTGGGTGCGGGGTTTGGTTGGCCAAGTTGGGTAAGCGGTACGTTCTGGGACTGGCGGGTAGCGACGTCGCCGCCAGCTACTGGAGGCCGGTTGTTAACGCGCCTGCCTTCATTGATGGTGAGAAGTCCGGTATCGACCAAGGACTTCATATAGTTCGCCCGCGCAGTAGAATCGCCGCTTAACAACCCGTCGCGGTTGTGCTCGGCATGAATCCGCCCCAGATCGGACGGTTTAACGAGCCAGCGCAAAATGCATCCCTCCCAAATTTCAAGGTAGGGGTCCAGGCTGTACTGAAGAAAACCGAGGTTCTGTTGCTCGATCCCAGATCCCCAGCTGGTGGACTTTTCTACATCTCCCACCAGGTGGGGCGGCACGCCAAAGAACCTTGCCAGCTCGCTGACCTGAAACTTTCGCGCAGCCATGGTTTCGGCGTCCTGCGGGCTCACCCCAATTGCCTGGGTCGTGAATCCACCTTCGAGAATCCAGAGCCGCTTTTTAACTGGGCCGCCGGATATCTCTTTGAAATTCTCTTCAACCTGGGCGCGCTGTTCTTTGTTCAGAACCTTGCCCTCGCCAGTCATGAGCAGCTGCGGCGACTTGGCCCCGTTCGCGTAGAAGTCCCGTTGCTGATCCTCCATCGCGACTGCGACACCGGCGCTCTTTGCAGCAAAGGCAATCGGCGAGAGGCCTACAAGGCCGTTGAAGCCGAAACCTTTGAGGTGGAATATTTCCGATTGCTTGAAGTCCGCGTACTCACTGTCCCGGCGGTACCGATACACAATTTTCCGACCTTCGAGTCTGACGTCC